ACGCCCCCTCTGCTTGATCTTGACGTCCCAGAAGCCGGGATCGTCATATTCCGGGTGAAAGTGCTTCAGGCGCAGCAGCAACCTTGCGCTGCCATACTCGGCATGCTGCCGGCCTTCGATCGGAAAGTCGTCCTGCTCGACCTCGCCCACGTCCCTGGGAATAACAATCCTCATTGGAGATCCCTTTCCGGCGGCAGTGCATGCGCGGTAGCAATTACCAGGCGACACTTGCCGCACATTAGGTCGATGGCGGCGTGGTCGTTGCGATCGTTGGCCGGCATTTCGTCGAGCACCAGATCCTGGATCGAGCCGCATACCTGGCACCAGATTTTGGAATAATGTTCTCTTCCCATGATGCTCATCGATAGCCCCTCTTGACCGGCTTATGCGTGTCGAGGAACGACATGACCAGCCGGGTGCGAGACAGAATGCGGCCCAACTTGACTTCGTGCTTGGCCAGCTCCTCGTAGCGCAGCGGGTTGAGCGCTACGTGCGTAAGTTCGTCCAGCACCTCGAGAACGAGATCTATCTTAGATGCGAGTTTCATTACAGGTCCAGCGGGAATACCGAGAGGATACAGGCGTACATCGTTGTGATCAGCACGGCGATAACCACGACTGTCGTTGCGTCCATCAAGATGTCGTTCATCGCTCCAGCCCCTTGTAGAGATAATCCGCGGCCACCGCCGCCGCGACACCGCAGGGCAGCTCGTCTCGCGCTGCGTCATTGATGGCCCGCGCCAGGCGCTCGACATAGCCCTGGTCAGCCTCATCGAAAAACACCGAGATCTGCAGACCGCCGCGTCTGCCGCCGATATGCATGGTGAGCGGATGGCTGAAGCTGTTGTCGACGAAGGCCTCGACCTTGTCGGCAAAGTGATGGGTGATAAAGGTCGAACAGACTGCCATGGTGATGCTCCGTTGTGTGAACTGTTGCCACTCTAATCGATAATTGTCAAAAGTCAATTTTTGTCTTGACCTGTGGATAATAACAAATTAACGATTGCGGCCATGGTAAAGCTACACCCCATGGCAGTTCGACTGCTGGCCGACATCAGGGCGCACCTGGCGCACACCGGCACACCGCCCAGCGTCTTCGGCAAACAGGCCGCCGGAGACGGGCATTTCATCCGTCGCGTCGAGCAGGGCAAGGTTCCGCACCTGCGCACCATCGATCGCGTCTACGGTTACATGACTAGACACGCCCAGCCCAAGAGGAGAGCAAGATGAAGGTCGCGCTATTGCTGATGATGATACTGTCGCCTGCTTTTGGCGAGGAGGCGACGACTGTGCCCGCCGGCTACATCATGCCGCGAATACCTTCCGAGGCCGAGAAGCGCGCCGCGCTGTGGCTGGCTTATGAGCTGAATAACCAAAGCATGGAGCGGGTGGGATCTATCGATCTGACCGCAACAACGCCGCCGAAACCGGTAACGACCGTAACCATTACGCCGGAGGCCCCGGCGACAGCGGCGGCTCCTGTCAAGAAGTCGCGCAAATGACCGACGGCAATGTCTGGACCGAGGAGATGGTGCTGGCGCTGGCGCGTCTGCATCGCGACAAGCGGGACATTTCGTTCAGCGTGATTGCCAGGGAGCTGTCGGCAGAGTTCAATCTCAGGATCACCTCCAACGCCTGTATCGGTAAATCAAGGCGCCTGGGACTGCCCATGCGAAACAATACGCCGCGCAAACCGAAGGGGCGCAAGCCCATGCCGAAGAAGTTGGTAGAGGCGCCGATCCCGCCGCCGCCAGGGCCGCGCCCGATCTTGCCCGTCACGGCGCCCGTCGCCGGGCAATATGAGTACAATACCGCAGATGCCGCGGCGGGCATTTCCGAAGATCCGTTTAGCCTCGACATCTACCAGCTCAGGGACGGTGACTGCAAATGGCCGCTGGGCGCAATGGAGGATTTGCCGCCATTTCGATATTGCGGACATTACGCGCCTCTCGGTAGGCCGTATTGCGTTAGGCACCACCGATTGTCCTACAACAAGCCAGCAGTGGTGTGGAAATGATGACAGTTCCCAGCGAGCATAATTTGCAGGCTGCGCTGTTGCAGTATCTGGATGTCGCAGCCTATCCGGACCCGTATTGGTTTGCCATTCCCAACGCCGGCAGGCGCTCCTTGCGCATGGGCTCGCTTATGAAAAGCGAGGGACTAAAGGCCGGCGTGGCGGATCTCTGCTTTATGCTACCTGGCGGCAAGGCGGCGTGGCTGGAGCTGAAGAAGCCAGGCAACTATCAAACGATCGAGCAGAAAGGCTTCCAGGCCCGCTGCATACGGCTCGACCACCCCTACGAAGTCGCCAAGACCTTCGACCAGGCCGTGTCGATCCTGCGAACATGGGAGGTGCTGCGATGATGATCACCGAGGCCGATAAGCTGTCCTGCGTCGAGCGCGAGCTGCGCTATCGGGCGCGTGTCTACGATCGCCTGGTAGCCAACGGCAAGATGACGGAGCGGCTGCGCGATCGAGAGTTGGCGCTGATGACGGAAATCGTGCGGGACTACAAGGCGCGGGTCGAACAGGAAAAGTTGCTGTGACCGACAACCCGTTTGTCCGGTTGGCCGAGGCGCAGATGTCTAGAGCGACCAAAGCCAAGAACAAGCGAGCCGAGGTCAAGCAGGTCATGCGTGACGCCGATGCGCCCATGAAGCCGGGCGAGCTGGAGCAGAAGCTGGCTGACCAATCCAAGCAGGTCAGATCCTATAACACCTGGAAGAGATCAGAGCTTGCCAAGATGCAGGCCCAGTATGGAGAGAACTGGGATCGCTTCGCGCTGATGGTCAGAAAGTTCACGTTCGACAGCAATCCTCTCGACTTTATCTGCTTCCTGAACGAGCTGCAGTGGCTGCACCAGGCCGACTTGCGGGCGCGCCAGATAGCGTTGTCGTACATCGCAAATCGCCTGGTCAAGTTGCGGCTCGAGGCTGGCCTGGCGCCGTTCGACGACAGCCTGCCGGGCGAGGAGCCGACATTATTTGAAATTATTCGACAGCAACTGAGGGTAATAACTTGAGCAACATCATTCAGCAGACACTCGACGCCTACGCCAAGTCCGCGGGCAAAACATTCACGCACGATCGCATGAACACTCTCGGCGCATCCGAAGTCGGCCAGTGCGTCAGGAAAATGTTCTGGCTCAAGAACGAAGACGACAAGCAATACGGCGTCGAGCGCGATCCCGAATACGTCGACAACTGGGGCGCCAAAATGCGCGGCACTGTTATCGAAGACGCATTCTGGGAACCGGCCATGCGGGCCAGGTTCGGCAGTCGACTGGCATACTCCGGCAAGGACCAGCGCACGTTCGTCTCGGACTTTCTCTCGGCCACGCCCGACGGCATTGTCTGCGGTTTGAGCGATACTGAGCGCGAGATGATCGGCGTCGACACCGACTGCGTGACGCTGGAGTGCAAGTCTGCCGATCCTCGCACCAACCTCGCGCAAGCCAAGCAGGCCAACATATTCCAGACCCATGTACAGATGGGGCTGATCCGGGAGCTGACGCCGCTGCAACCGACGCACAGCATCCTGTCCTACATCGACGCCTCGTTCTGGAACGAGGTGCGAGAGTTCGTGATCCCGTTCGACGAGAAACTGTACGAAAACGCCAAGCAGCGCGCCACCATGGTGATGACGGCAACGACGATGAACGAGCTGCCGCCGGAGGGCTGGATCGCCGGCGGCAACGAATGCAACTACTGCCCGTTCACCAAGGCCTGCGGCATCGAGCGCCGCAACCTGCCGTTCCAGGAAGTGGCGGCGCCAGTCGATCCGCAATTCGTCGCGGAAATGACCGGGATGGCCACGCATTTAAAGCTGGCGCAGGAGGCGCAGGGCGCCGCCGAAAGCAGCGTTCGGCAACTGCAAAACGAAATCAAAACCCGGCTGCGCGAAAAGGGCATCCGCAAGATCCCGGGCGTATTGAGTTGGTCCGAAGTAAAAGGACGACAATCCTACGACAACAAGGCGATCAAGCAGGCGGCGATCGACGCCGGCATTGACGTCGAGCAATTCAGCACGGTTGGCGAGAAAACCGATCGACTGCTGATCCAGATCGAGTAGCATCCCGCCGCTCGATAAATCGTAAGACGCCAACAATGAAAGGCAATGCGTTATGAATAACCTAACCACGCGAAGCAACCAGGCCGTCTCCACCGAAACCCAGAACCCGTTTACCGCCTACGGAGAAGCGGCAACCCACCGCAACATCGTGGGCGAGCTGTTGAAGTTCTCCAAGGGGGACTGGCTCGTCGGCCAGGACAACGAAGACTTCCCCGTCGGCACCCAGTTCGTCGCCAATATGAACGAGCTGCTGATCGGCTGGATCAGGTGGTACGACAACAAGCCTACGGACCATATCATGGGCAAGGTGGTCGACCGCTACCAGCCGCCGCGGCGCGACGAGCTGGGCGATATGGACCCCGCAGAGTGGGAGCTGGACGGCGACGGCAAGCCGCGCGATCCCTGGCAGAAGTCTAATTATCTGCTGCTGAAGGGCATGCAGACCGGGGAGCTGTTCACTTTCACCACGGGTTCGCAAGGTGGCCGAGACGCAGTCGGAAATATGTCCAAGGACTACGGCGCTGCGATGAGCGGGCATAAAGGCGAGTTCCCCGTGGTCGCGCTGGGGGTGCGGTCCTACGAGCATCCCAATAAGAGCTATGGCCGCATCAAGACGCCGGAGCTGAAGATCGTTGGCTGGGTGGGCCAGGAGGTCTTCGCCGCGGATCTCGGAGAGGAGCCGGCAGAAGAGGCGGCTACGGAACCGGCCAAGCCGGCGCCGACGCCACTACCGACGCCCTCCCCCGTGTCTGACCCGGTCAAGCCTGCAGAGGCGCCGAAGGAGGCGCCGAAGCCAATCGCCAGGGTGCGCGCGCGCATCTAGGCTGGACGAACGTCACGCAGCGGACATAAAAGGGGCCGGGAGGGGCTGCGATCCCTCCCGGCCTTCATCCTGCAATTCGCTTTTCGCCCGCATCACAGGAGGCTGCCATGTCACTACCAGATCGTGACGACAATTCCAAATCGCTACCATCCATAGAGTTCCTCACGGCTCTATTTGGCGGCACAGAGCAGCCTATTTTCCTGCAGACCCTGGCCAACGACCCCGGGGATGCCGACGAGGCGCCCAACAAGCGCAGCCTGCAGAGCCGCGACATCGACGCCATCCGGAAGTTCTGCATCAAGCATGACCGCAAGCGCCGCGGCGTGTTTTTCTGTGTCGCGACCATGGTCGACGGCGCGCGGACCCGGTCGAAGGACACGGTGGCCGAAATTGCCTGCCTGCACCAGGATCTGGATTTCAAGGGCATTGTCGAGACGGAGGCCGAGATCTGGGCCGCAATCGGCAGGCTGGAGGCGAGGCCGACGATAGCGGTGCACTCCGGCGGCGGCATTCATTTGTACTGGCTGTTGCGGGAGCCGTTACCGGCGCAGGAATACCGTGAGGGTGTCGAGCAGCTGCTCAAGGCCCTGGCCGAGATCGTCGCCGGCGATCGGTCGACCTGCGAGGTGGCGCGGCTGATGCGGCTGCCCGGCACCCACAATTCCAAGTATGGCGACATGCGGGAGGTGAAGGCCGACTGGCTCGACGGGCCCCGCTACGAGCTGGAGGGGCTGGCCGAGTGGATCGAATACCAGCGCCCGGTGCTGACGCGCAAGGCGATCGTTGCGCCCAAGGCGCCCAATGCGACCAATACGACCAATACGACCAAGCGTTCTCCGTACATCCCCGAGAACATTCCAACAACGGATAACCCTTTCCTGGAGATGGCCTCTCAGATGGGCCACAGGCCTCGCCTGGACGTCGATGCGGCGCTGGCCGAAATGGGCGCCGGCAACATCCACGATACCCAGGTCCGCGTCTCTGCCTCGCTGATAAGTGCCGGGCGCGACCTCGAGGAGGTGGTGTCGATCCTGATGGAGGCCACCCGGCGCGCGGCGCAGGACAACCCGGCCTGGGACTGGCGCGCCGAGGAGAAGGCGATCCGGGTCGCCTGCACCGGCGCGCTGAAGAAGTTCCCGCCGCGAGAGGAGCCGGAGATTTCACGTGAAACCGCCACCGCTGCCGAGGCCAGCGCCACCGAGGCCCGGGTAACGGACCTGGGCGCGGAGCGCGCGCGGCGCAAGGCGGCGCCTGCGGCACCGCGGCGGGCCGGCAAGGTGAACCATCTCGACGTCGGGGCGATCTTCCTGGCCGGCCTGGAGGCGTCGGGGCAGCGGCTGTTGTTTACGGAGGCGCAGGGCGCCTGGCGCTACTGCGACGGGCTGTGGCGGATGGAGGACGACCGCTCGCTGCGGGCCTGGCTCGACGCCCAGATCGAGCAGTGCATCCGCGGCACCGAGGCGAAGTCGAAGAATGCCCTGGTCAGCGAGACGCGGGGCTGGATCGTCCGGCATCCGGACCTGCAGTCGGTCGGGGAGATCCCGTTCGATGCTCATGGAAAAGTCCCCACCCGGAGCGGGCTAGTAAATTCCATGACCGGCGAGGTGGAGCCGCCGGCGCCGGAGCATTTCTGCACCTGGCGGATCGAATGCGACTATGACCCCGCCGCATCCTGCCCGTGGTGGCTGATCATGCTCGAGGACGTGCTGGCCGATCGCCCCGACGACGTGCTGGTCGAGTATGTCGAGCTGCTGCAGGAGATGCTCGGCGCCGGCCTGATCGACGCCAAGCCGCGGGGGCTGTCGAAGGCGCTGATCTTCCAGGGCGGATCGAATGCCGGCAAGTCCGGCCTGCTCGAGGTGATGGCCGGTCTGTTCGGGGAGGATCAGAACACGGTGGCGCTCGACGCCCTCGACGGCTCGCACGGCCTGATGCCGTTCACCCGGCGGCTGCCCTGGGTGCTGCACGAGGCGTTCGACCAGCGCAAGTGGCATTTCTCGTCGACCGTGAAGGCGATCGTGACCGGCGAGCCGGTGCAGATCAACATCAAGAACGGCCCGATCCTGTCGCGGCGGGTCACGGTCCCGGTGCTGTGGGGCACCAACAACCCGCCTCAGTTCCAGGAGGCCTCGAAGGCGATCGTGAGCCGGATCGTGGTGGTGAAGTGCCGGCAGGAGTTCGACGAGGCGCGCCCGATCGGAGCTGCCGCGGAGGCGCTGCGGCTGGGCCTGGGCCGGCCATCCACCTTAGTGCTTCAGCGGGAGCTGCCGGGGCTGTTGGCGTGGGCCGTGGCGGGACTGCGGCGGGCGCTGGCGCGCGGCTACATCCGGCAGCCGGAAGAGGCCCTGCTGGTGGCGCACGAGATCCGGCTCGATAGCAACCTGGTTGCCGGCTTTGTCGAAGACTGCTGTGAGTTCGACCTCGACATGATGGTGTCGTCTGCCGACTTCTGCGCGGCGTTCTCGGCCTGGTGGGTGGAGCATAAGGGCGAGAACCGCGGCATTCCAAACAATGAAAGCATTGGCCGGGCGCTGGCGGCGCTGGGCGACAG